TTTAGCCGATGTCCGAAGATGTTTGGTCTCCGAACACTCTTTAATCATCGCCAACGACGTACCAACTTTGTGGCACGACGTTTTGTATACAAACGAACGGAAAACGGCTCTTTAAGAGCCGCTGGCCCCGTTTCTTCGGGGGTTATGTTCGATCGGTAGAGCTCAGACTTGGAACAGCTTTCCGCAAAAAAGCGGAGTAGCATGGACCAACCGTCGAGCTCTTTCATGACCGTGCGTGACTGAACGTCGCGAACGTAATACTCGAGTCTTTGTAGATTCTTGTTATTACGCCTGCGCCGTGGTAACCAGGCTTCCGGAACATCTACAAGTGAGGGACATGTTAAATTCATGTCAACCGATGGTAACTCTCCATAAACGGAGTGGAGCCATCCTATGATCAAGTCATAGCAATTGTAGTACTTCAGTTTATACATTTGGTTCGCAGTTGCGATCCATGAAGTGTAAACTTCCGGGCTGGGTGCAGATGACCAGACAGTCCTAATACGGACTGGTGTGACTTCCTCGCCATTAAAGGCGTCTAGGCCACATGATTCTCTAAAGAATCCACTGGTACAACTCTTATCGCGGTTGATTTTCAACCCAAACGATTCGAGTATGTTCATCGCGTCTGAGGCATAAGCCTTTGGGACGACGACATCATCACCGTATACTAATATCTGCTTTCGCAGATACGCGTCATCACATCCTGCAGTAAGAAGACTCCATACTGTAAGCGCCAATACGGGGAAGCATAATGCTGAACCCATTGGCGCAAACTTTTGGAGTGTGACCTTCTTACCACATGGTAACGTGGTTCCTAACGATCTACAATTCATCAGAGCCGTTTTTAATGGTTCTGGGAAGAGTAGATTGACAAGGCCTACAGATACTCTATCGCTAGCCTCATTAAGGTCTAGCGTACAGAGTTCACCGGTTAGCGAGCCCTTTAGGGCTGCTGATCGATTCATCTGCTGGTCCGTGAAGTTAACAGACCCTTTAGTGAGTCTGTGACGCTCCACGTGTCTCATAATGGCTCGGCCTAAACCCTGTTGGATCCACTGAAAAGTCAGTGGCTCTTCGGAGATTAGGCGCGGTCCGCGAGAGTCTTTAGGCACAAGTACAACCTGTGCGTAAGACTCCTTATACTCGATAGCTTGAAGCTTATCGAGTGAATCGCATACATGACCAAGAGAAGCGTAGAAGTACGCGTCAAGTGGATATGTAGCGATGACCCTCGGTGATATACTTGTCCATTGGTACTTACCCCAAAGCTTTTCCTTAGTGGAAACAGCTCCGGGTCCGTGCCTTGGATAGATATCAGCTGGGTCGAACCGAGCGAATAATCGTTGTAAACGAATCCGCGCTCGTCGGACAATAGGACCATGAACGTAGGAGTAACAACTTCTACGGACTGGGGTCCCATTAGGCTGAACGCAATGAGCGCAATGCTCAAGGCGTGAATTAGGAACTTGTAAGTCTTGCTCGGTTTTTTCAAACTTTGTAAGAACCGCAAGTTCCTCGTTAGGGGAGTAGGGCAATTCATACTTGTAAAACAGGTATAGAATTTGCCTTAGCACTCTGACGCTATCAACGCAGGGAATTAGAAGAACCCTGCCGTCGTGAGAGAATACTCGCTCGAAAAACTCACCCAGAAACCTGGGCAGTTTTGTATTCGGTATACGTGATAAACGTAAACCGGTACAGTCAAGCGGGACATCTCCTGTTAAAGCTCGATCAAGAGCTTTGGCAAGACGGGGCATAGTCTTCGTTAAGAAGCCTATACCTTCTTCTTGTACTCGTTTTGCTACCTTCGCGGTAGTGAGACGCAGTGCGCGTCGGTTGAATACTTCACTGTGTGACGTACAGACGTCTGACAGTAAAGCGGCGATGAGTTTATACTCTTCGTAGCTCTTAGCAAGGGCCATTTTCATGGAACCTTTCTACGAGCATGAGCGATACTATCAGACCCTTTGTAAGTTACTCATATAGAGCAAATTACCAGAGTTGGGCAATACAGCGCGGGCATTCATCATGCACGACTATACTGTCACTTTCGAGGACTACGAAACCACTAAGGCACTGGAGCTTAAACACAGGTCTAAGCCCTCTGTCCGCATGGTAAGTATGTCCTACGTAAGCGCCTCGGTTACCCGAGGTCCAATTCTGGGGGATTTGAGGGTTCCCATTACTAGGTGTAGTACCCGACAAACGTCGCATATCGCTGTCATCCGACCAGTGTAATACTGGAAGGAAGAAGACAGGAGATACGCTCGTTTTTGTAGGGTTACTACACCGTAGTGATGCTAAGACTCCACGTTCGGATATAGATCCGAAGTGGATCGTAATGATTGAACGGTAGTTGTTTTTCATAGACGCCTTTCAGGCTTTAATTTGTTAACTTATGTTGACGAACTATCACCTACAAGGCATCTTGAATTACAAGCTGCCCTCAATCAGTGACTTGGCTCCACTGCCAGTACAGTCGAAGAGAACTACGGTCGCTGCGCCAGTTGTGGCACAGAAAGACAGTAAGTTCGCGACGACTTTCTTGGCATCGTCATAAGTTGCTTGATTCCCAATAGGGGTATCAAGCACGATATAACAGGAGTTAGTTACCGGAGTAAGTGTGTCCTTTCCCATCGATATGATGGAGAAACCGACACGTGATCTCCGACGACGATTGATACCGGAACCGACTTCCTGGTGCGAAACCTGGAGTCGATGTTCGGCCCCCGGAAGTTCTCCTTTTTTGAAGAATTCCGTGGATCGGTCTTTCGTGGTCATGCGCTCGAATTCAATTTCGGCGCCTGCCGCGTCCTTAACTTCGTTTGTGACTAATGTATCACTTAACATGCTAGTTTGATTTACTTTAACCGGTAAATCAACGGCTTTGTTTCGTTGTTACAGACTCACCTTCTCCACCTTAAGTAAGATAGAGAAGCTCCGAGTAAGAATTCTTTCGAATTCAGCCCGGAGGTCTGAAGTGCTCTATATATGTCAGGCATACCGCATGTGCGTTTATACAGCACTTCGTTATGCATGGCTTGTGTTGAACTTGCACCTCCATGGTGACCATCAATAGGCTCTATCATTCCTGATAGAGTTATATTTCTGGCAACCTTGAAGGAGTACAAGTACCTGTGTATGATAACTACAGGTTCTATGTTTCTACTCGTGAACTGACTGAGCCATGGGCCTATGCCCACGAACCAGTCAACCACGAATGACCAGGGAATGGCGTTCCAAATAATCGAAGGGTCAAGGTTGACCCCAAGCTTATCCAGATAAGCACGTATTCGTGCTTGCTCCAATTCGGCTGTTCCCAGCCAATAGGAGTACCATATCTCTGCATGGAACTCACGGGTGCTATATTTAACTTCTCTCTGAGCCTTAGCATTGCCAAATACTGGCGGATGCCCGGATCCAGGGTAGGTTTTAGTAGCATTGATCATGCCCGAATCACTGTCTTGATAGCTATCGCCCATAAATGCACGAAAGTGCTTTTTCTGGACTTTATGCTGTCTCGCAATGAGTTGAGCAAGTTCTTTTTCCGTGTTGCGCATAGTCTGAATTATTCCAGATATGTCGCTGAGTAGTGGCATGACGTTAAAACTCACCTGAAGGTGAGCGTCTGCCAATGTTTTGAGAAGAACTTTCATCGTCATTCCTTTCTTACCTGCAATAAACTTGCCGGCAAGAGAGAGAAACGTCGTGAGGTTCTTTATTGTCTTAGGCACGCTCTTCATATCTTTCAATTCCAGCAAGGAATTGGGAAGACTGAGAGCGGGCTTGATACCTGGCAACATGCACTCTAAAGAGCGCTGTATGTAGGTGTCGAGTCCCGATGGAGGCGGCGCAAAGTCGCCTGACACCGTGTTGACAAACATCGACTGAAGACCTGTTGAAGGGTATTCAATCGAGCCAAAACCAGCATTCGTTAACACTGTTGCATCGGTATAAGCCGTGTAACAGTGCGGAGGCGAGGTTAGTATACCTGTACAGAACTTGAGACCTTGCTTAGGATACACTGATACGCGCTTATAATGCGCGAAATCATGCATCTTGGCATGGCCTAAAGGGTTCTCAAAGAAGTAAATGTCCCCAATAGGGGGCTTTTGCTTCGAACAGGTTTCAATATAAGTAATCTTGGCCGTTCCGGTCAAGACCTTTGGCGCTTTACACAAGTAGTGTATTGGCGTCGGTGGAGCTGGTTCGTAATGCCCATGCGATGCACTAAGCATCCTATGTTGCGACGAAACAGTCACCATATTGGACGACTCGCGATCCCAACGATATTTGTTCATACACAGTTAGACGGTGAAGTATTCACCTTGGTACCCCCCACAAGGGGG